GGGCGCTTTACGGGGGTCGTGTGGCCGCGGTTTTTCGGGCCGCTGGCCGGCTGTTGCCGACGTTGGCTCAGAGGCCAATCCAAGTCGTGGAGGTGGACTTGACGACGAGTGTCGAGCCGTCGGGCACCGCGCAGGCCGACGCGGTGGTGTCGGAAGTGGCCTCTCTCAATTTTATGCGCAAGAACGCTGGGGCGGAGCGGGCCGTCTACGCTTTGGAGGTGGTTAGACGGGCGCGGTTCGGCCAGGCCGATGGTTTTACGCCGCTGACCGATCCTATCGCGGTTTTGAATGATTTCTACGCGAAGGCGTGTCCCGGGGTTGCTTTGCAGCAGCTCGAGTACGACACGGCGAGCGTTTCGTATGACCCGCAGGACCGCTGGCTGTCTGCCCCGATGATGCGGTTGCCGTTGTTTTTTGGCGAGGGGCCTCGGCCTCGGGAGGTGTACGTGTCGCGTCTTAAGGCCTTGAACGTGGCAAAAAGGCAAGGCACGCTACAAGAGACTCTCTCGGCTGTGGCCGGTCGCAACCTTGACGCGCCGCAGGTGTCTTTGCCCCAGGATGAGCACGTGATGGTAGCGGAGGTTTGGGACAATTTCCTGGCGATGGCGTGCGTGCCGGGCGCGCGTGAGATGTGCGATGGGTATCGGCGCAACCCAGTGGAGCTGGCTGAGCAGGAGGTGCGCGAGTGGTGCGCTCAGTCCGACCCTGCCAAGGTGGAGGCGGTGTTGCGCGAGCTGCGCGAGTCGGCGCAAAGCTTGGGGGAGATGCCCGTGGAGGAGTATCTGGTCATGTTGAAGGCGGATGTCAAGCCGACGCTGTCGACTAAGCCGTTGTCCGCACGCACGGAACCTCAGGTGATCGTGTACCACGCGAAGGCTCTGAGCGCTCTTTACAGTTCGATGTTTCGTGTTCTGGTGCGTAGGTTTCTGGCGCTATTGCGGCCTGAGATAGTCGTGGGCATATTGAAGGATACGGCCAACATTGAGGATAAGCTGCGGGCGCTCCATCCTTTTGGCGCGCAGGGCTTACGGTACCTGGAGAATGATTTCTCCAAGTACGATAAGTCGCAGGGCCGTTTCGTATTCAAGCTGGAGGAGTACGCGTTCAGACAGTTGGGTCTGAGTGAGGAGTTCCTGTCTCAGTGGGTGAAGGGTCACGTGGAGTGCTCTTTGAGGAGCGTATCGTTGGGGCTGTCTCTTGAAGTGCTGTATCAGAGGAAGTCCGGGGACGCTACCACTGCGTTCGGCAACGTTATGTTGAATCTGCTCAGCGTGTGCTACGCGTATCGAGGCACTGAGATTGTGTGGGGTTTGTTCGTCGGTGATGACTCGACGGTGTGCACTCGGGCCATCGCGCAGTCGGACTCGGCTGTGCAGGTCATGGCGGAGGTGTTCAACCTGGGCGCAAAGATGTTCGTGACCGAGGAGCCTTACTTCGCTTCGTGTTTCATTTTGGTGGACGACGAGGGGCACGACGTGGCCTTGGTGCCCGACCCCCTCAAGCGTGTCGAGCGTTGGTCGATGAGCGTGAGCGCACAGGACCCAGCTTGGGACGAGCGGTATGTGTCGGCGTGCGACGCGATGCGCAACTACCGGAGCTCGATGAATACTAAGGGTGTGAGGAAGGCACTGGCCGAGAGGTACGGCCTACAAGAGGATGACGCGAACGGCGTGGCTGACGCTTTGGCCACGTTGTTGGCAGATCGGAAGACGTTTAGGTCGATATGGGCGGCAGAGCCGCAAAAGATATTATATTAGTTCATAGGTTTGACCTCCCTTAATG